ATTTACAAAACCTGTAATGGAATTTGTTAATGCAATGGCATCAATTACATCAACTCCAACACATTATTTCACCAAGGGAAGCTATATTCCATCTGGTGAGGCACTTCGTGTCTCTGAAGCACCTTTGACTAAGAAGGTAATCAATCGCCAGCTTGCATTTGGTTCAACTTGGAGAGATTTGTTTAAATTAATGCTAAGAATTGAAGGAATTACTTCAGATGTTGAAATTATCTGGTCTAATCCAGAAACAATTGACTCTGTAGATCAATGGGACATTGCTGTTCGTAAGAAGAGCGTTGGAATGCCATTAGAGCAGATTCTACTTGAATTGGGATATGATGCAGAAATAGCAGCACAAGTTGCTGAAGCTTCTGTCGTTCCTACAAATGAAACAGAAAATATATCGCTTCAGGCCACAGGCGTGAATGCAAATAATCTTGCTGTAGAACAAGCTGCAGCAGAAAGAAGTCAAGGATAATAAATGGAAGAAAATACTCAGATGGATGGTACGTCCGAAGAGATTAAAGATCCAGCTGCCGTACTAGCAGCTTTGGACCGTGCTAAAAAGGATGCAAAGGCAGCCAGAGAAGAAAAGGAAGCCCTAGAAGCCAAATTGGCACAATACGAGCAAGACAATGCTAAATTTAGCGGAAGATTGTTAAGAGAAAAAGTAATTCAAGAGTTAAGTAATTTAAACATTACTAATGCTGAAAGAATTCTTAAATTTGTAAAATTTGAAGGACTATCATTTGATGATGAATTAAATGTAGTAGGATTAGAAGATCAAATTAATGAATTGAAGGCAGATTTTCCAGAATTATTTGATCCAAAGTTGCTAGTCGCAGGAAAAGCAGATTCAGCAGAAACTAAATCTGTAGATAAGAAAATATCAGCCTCAGAACGCCAAGCAATGGCCGTTTTAGGTAGAAAATAGATTGAATTTATTGTATAATTGGTCTATGCAAGGCACCAAATGGACGTTTGGACTTGCGACCATAGATATATTGGACGATATTCTATTTTCAAGTTCAAATTAACATTTCTAAGGAGAAATTAACATGGCAAGAACAGATTTTACAGAAGCCAATGGTTACATTCTCGAAGAGCAGGGTTCAGCAGTAATCCAAGACCTCATTGCCAATTCGGCAGTTGAGCGTTTTGCTCGTCGTGAAGTAATGGCTTCCCGCACTAAGACTGTGCCACGTTTCGTTGCAGATGCTCCACAAATCGTTGCAGAGGGTGCAGAAATCCCAGAAGCAACAGCGACATTAGACGAAATCGTACTTACAGCTCGTAAGTTTGCACAGATTATGCATGTTTCAGAGGAAGATCTAAATGACAACCTCGTAGACGTGCTCACAGCTTCAAAGAGAGAGTGGGCTTCCCGCTTTGCTCGTAAGTTTGACAATGCCTGCCTTGGCGTAAGTGTTGCAGAAGATGGAACAGATACTGCTCCATACCGCTCACTATATCGTGCAATGCAGCAAGTTCCATTCAATACAAACAACCTCATCACAACAGGTGGAGCTCTTTCATATGATGATCTAAACAACGCTCTTGGCGTAGTTGAAGATTCAAGCAAGTATGATGCAGCAAATACTGTCTGGATGGCACATCCAAAGATGCTTAAGGAAATCCGTGGAATGGTCAAGGGTAACTCTGACCTAGTTCTACCAGATCCTCTTGCAGGAACACCTGGTAGCCTCTTCGGCTTCCCATTAGTAGTATCTTATGGTGCAGCTGTTTCTACAGCAGCATCTGCTGCTCCAGCAGGAAACCCACTTCTAATCGTTGGTAATCGCAATATGCTTATCAATGGTGTTCGTGGTGGCGTTGAGTCTGTTGTCTCACGTGACGCAGAATTTACAAAGGATGGCGTACTTCTCAAGACCCGCATTCGTCGTGGTTTCCAGGTTGCCGATGTTGACGCATTCGCAATTATTGAGAAGACAGCATAGGAGGTACTGAATAATGCCAAGCAAACTATACGGTAACTTCCTAAAGCAAGCTCTTAATAAGGAAATTGACTGGGATTCAGATACAATTAAAGTAGCTCTTCTCAGCTCTTCCTACACACCTAACCAGGATACACATGATTATTATGATGATGTATCAGCTAATGAAGTAACTGGTACAGGTTATACCACTGGAGGAATCACCTTGGCTTCCAAGACTTCCACCTATGATGGTACAAACAATGTAATCGTACTTGATGCAGCTGACGTTACTTGGTCATCTTCAACAATTACTGCTCGTTATGCAGTAGTTTATAATGATTCAGGTGCTTCAGCAGCAGCTAAGGCTCTCATTGGATATGTTGACTTCGGTTCAGACCAGTCTTCAACCAATGGTAACTTTACAATCACATGGGATTCCACAGGTATTGTGCGAATCACCGTAGCGTAAGGTAAACGCATAATGGATGTAAGAGTAGAAGCGGGACCACTTTCAGCAGGCGCTGTAATGGTGGAAACAAAAATAACCGTTGAGCTAATTTCTGGTGTCGTCATTGCTGCTCCAGTTATTTCTCGCTTCTCTCTTACTCCTGTAATTTCAATAGGCGGAACAAGTATTTCTTCAATAACACCAACTAAGTCTTTGATAGGAGTTAAGGCTGCTTCTTAGCAGCCTATTTTTATGTCATTATATAGTTATGCACAGACAGAAACTGGATTAATATTAGCGGCAAATCTAGAAGGACTTTATGCTCCTGCTGCAGATGTTTTTAAAGGTGCAAGAGCGACATCAGTAACTGTAAATCCAGTAGGAACATTAATTCAATCTTCAGAATCATTAACTGGTAATGGCTCATATATATTTAGTAATAATTCAGGATTAACTTATCAATTTTCTGCATCTGGACAAGGTGGCGGAACTTCTGATATAGCGTTTGAAATAGTATTTAAGAGAAATGGAACTCCAACATCAGATGAAACATTATGTAGATTTACAGGAATAAGTATTTTTGAAGATGGAGCCTCTTTAAGAATAACTACAGGCGGAGCTTTAAGATTTGGATATGCATCATCTTCCAATTCAAATAATATAACTACAACTGCAAATTTATGTGATAATCAATGGCATCATGTTGTTGCCAGATATAATAATAGTACTAATGGAGTTAGATTATATGTAGACGGAACGCTTGTTCAAACTAAGACTGGCGTAGGAAATATTGGATTTGGATATGCTTTTTCTTTAGGATATTCATTATCAAATTCAAATGTTGCATCTAACTATTTTAATGGATCTATAGATTATTTTGCTGCATATCAATCATTTGCTGCAACTGACACCGCAACAGATTCCTTAGTAGCTACACATAGAGCACAATTTGCAAACAATGTTCCAGTACCACCAACAATATTGCCATATCAACAACAAATATCTAATCTTGGACCAAAAGTCTGGTACAAATTTAATGAAACAGCGGGTACTCCTGTCAATTCAGGTTCATTAACAACAAATGCAACATTTAATAATCTTCTTCTAAATGAACAAACAGATGTAGATGGTCGTGCTACATATTATAATGGAACTGATTCATATATAAATATAAATCAATGGCCAGCATTTTCATTATTTGATGATAAATCTTTTACAATTGAGACTTGGTTTAAATTAGCTACACAAGATGCAAATGATAGACCAATCTTTTCTTTTGGTTCATTTGCAATAGATCAAATTAGATTATTATCATTGGGTTCTGCAAATGCAAATAGTGGAAAACTTTATTTAAATATTGTTTCTATTGGTGAAGCATCAAGTGCTGATAGAGATATGTATTCAACAAATACATATTTTGATAATAAATGGCACCATACTGTAATTGCTGTTAATACAACTTCTATAAAGTGGTATATTGATGGACAATTAGTTCATACAAAGACACTAGCAACTGGAACATTAAATATTGATAGCTTATCAGCATCGCCAAATACATATAGACTTATTGGTGCTTCCAGATCAAATACTACTGGAAATATAGGTAGTGCACCACATAAAGGCTGGCTAGATGAATTTGCTATCTATGATCGTGAATTAACTGGCGCTGAAATTATCACAAATTATAACTCTGGTTCAGCAGTTAATCTTTTGGATATTCCTGGAACTGCTACAGCATTATTTGTAGATCCAACAAGATCAGTAGAAACAGTACTTGTTGCTGCTCCAATGACTGCCAATGCAGCATCTGGAGATCATTATAATTCAACAGTAACATTCCCAACCATGCTAGAAACATATATGGCTGGAAGAACATTAGAAGCTTGGTACAAATTTGATACATCTCAACAATTAACTAATTATGGTTCTCTTCCAACTAAAGTATCTATATTTGAAGCTGATGCATATACAGAGGCTGGAACTGGTATTCAAGGATCAGGTAGATTATTAACAACTGGTGGTTCTACTGGTGGCGTAACAAATTTATCAGATAATGTTGGTCCATTAATTGCTGATAAAGATTTTTCATTAGGATTCTGGACAAAGAAAGCAACTAATGAATTTGCAAATATTCTTTCATTTTATGATACAACTGGTAATGATATATTAAAAATAAATTGGACTGCAAATGGATATATACAAGTAGATGCATATTTTAATAATAGCAGCGATACAATAACTTCATCAACAGATATTGCTAATGGGAATTGGCATTATGTTGCATTAAGACAGTCAAATAATACTTTACAATTATGGGTAGATGGTACATCAATTGGAACAGCAACAATTACTCATGCATATTCAAATCTTGACACATTGCAATTTGGAAATGATGGTGGAACTACAACATCTGAAAAATTATCTATTTCTCAATTCTATGTCGCTACCGCTGCTAATATTACATCTACTGAAATTGGAAATATTTATACAGCTGGAACATCTGCAGAAGTACAAGCTTCAGCTAGAATGCCAGAAGCAAAAACTAGATTTAATAGTGCATTTAATGATTATATAGTTACTAAGAATCCATTAATTGATCTTCGTTTAGATGAAGGAACTGGGGCACCACTTGATTACGGTTCATCTGGAACCATTATGGTTTCTCAGCAAAGTCCACAAGGATATACTCAAAATAATACTGGATTAAATACTAGAGCATTTAAATTTACAGATAGAATACAAGCAGTTAGAGGTAATTATTCTTTAGCATCTGGTACTTTATCTTCTGCCAGCGAATGTACAATTGGTATTGTATTTAAAAATGCTAACGCTACAAATCAGCAAGGACTTGTTGGATTTGGTGGTCGTGGAGGAAGCCAAGGAACTGGTTTCTCATTACAGCAACTAGCATCATCTGGATATCTTCGTATTATTGCTGGTAATTCAAATGGAACCACAAATACATTTACTGGTGTAACAAATGTTGCAGATAATAAATGGCACCTTGCAATAATAGTAAAGAATTCAAATACAATTAAGCTTTATATTGATGGTAAGCAAGATTTATCTTCATCATCTAGCAATACATTAACAGATAGCGGTGAATTCTCAATTGCTGCTATTTCTGGTATTGATGCTACAACAGCTTCCAGAGATACATTAATTGATGAAATATTTGTAACTGCAGGAGCATTTACCGCACAAGAAGCATTTGAAGCATGGCAAGCACTTAGACTTGAAATGGATACCACAGCTACCGCTTCATTCCCAATGCCTACAAATATTGCGGGTACTGGAAATATAGAAACAGTAGATGCATCAACAGCTTCTTCTGATTTTGTAATGCCTACATTTAGCACTGATCAAATATTAGATGCCGCACCTGGAACAGCCTCAGCATTATTTGTTTTACCTAATTATGGTGGAAATGTTGTAATTGATGCTAATTATGGTCATACGGCAGCTACTGCTAATGCAGTATTCCATGAGCCACAATTCCAGATAGGTGATTTCCATTCAGCTGATCACATGGATGCATCTGCATTAATGGTTCATCCAATATCTACTGGTGGCGGAACTATTGCAGTTCCTACAGCTGTAGGTGGACCTGCAATAATGGTAGACCCTGGAATTGTAACAATCAAGGGTGCAAGAGTATTTGCAGATCCAGCCAGAGCAAATGCAATATTACCTCTGCCTCCTGCATATATTCAATTGTCTGATGATGATTGGTATGTAAGACTTCTAAATGCACATAATGATAAAAAGATTGAAGGTGTACAACAGCAGCTTTCAAGCCTTGCAAATCAATCTACAACCGATATTGTAAAGGGCGGCTTCTTAACATTCTTTGATGATGTTAATTTAGATATTACTCCGACAACTACAATTAATACAATAGCCAGCGAAATACCAGCATATTTCTTTGACAGACCTGGATCATATAGATATGATAATAATGGAAATATTATTGCACCAAGCACAGCTAAAGCTGCAGCTAGTGCTTCTGCTACTAGAAATTCATCAAATCCAACACCATTATTATCTGTAGGATATTTTGATGATCAAGAAAGACGTGCTGTTCGTTTAGATAATATAGAGTTTACATTGCCTGGAACTGATAGATATTACAGCACAAGACCATATAATATTGAATTTAGTTTTAAGACTACAAAAGCTGATCAAATTATTACATATGGTCTATGGAACAGTTTCTTATATAATGGTCGTAAAATTGGTGTTATTGGATTATTTAATGGAAAGATTTATTTAGCTGAAGATAATTATGTTCCATTTACAGCTTCAGTATCTAGAGCGGTAGGAACACAAACAGCACCTCATCCTAAGAAATTTACTGAAACATCAAAGGTTGGATATTTACTTGGTCGCAAGCGTATAGATGATGGACAATGGCACCATGTTGTAATTCAACAAGGATGGAATGATAACCGTACACAAATCTGGATTGATGGCCAACTTGATAGACAATTTGGTGTTCAAGGAGAATTAGGAGGATCTAATTATTTTTATGATGGTCTTAATGGGACTAATACAATAAGACCTTACATTATTGGATTTAATAGCAATGATCCAATTCTTCGTTCTGATTTCCAGACTTCTGCATGGAATTTCTATCCTGGAAGATTTATAGAAGAAAGAGATTTATCTCTAAACTATCAGGCATACTCTAAGTGGGAACCGATATTAGCAGAACCAATGACTGCTACAATAAATGTTGGTCAGAACACAGCTGCTAAAGGAAATCGTCCTCGTGCGATTATGTTGTATTGGTGGGAGACTGATCGTAATGGCAATATGCAACATAGAAGATTTGATGGAGAAGGCCTATATGAATTAGATACAGATACCTTTGCACAATTAGCAACACAATATGATCAAAAGGGAACTGTTCAAAAGTGGTATGGATGGGACATATTCCCAGTAGATATTCTTGGAAGATATCGCAGCCCAATGACAAAAGAAGAAGTCTTGGTAAGCGGTGGATATAGAGATCCAGTAACTGGAGCCCCAAGATATTTAGATATCATTAATGATTTAGATCTTACAACAATAGATGCTATTTTCTTCCGTAATTATCCAGATGATTCTAGAGAATTAGATGAATTTGCTCGTGATGAAATATCTGATTCATATTTTAATCTTAAAGAAAGAACTCTTTATGAAAACTTTGTTAAGTCTGTAAGATCTGTTATGGATACTGGCATTAGTGTATATATTACAAATCATCAATTAGCTCTTGATTTAGGAATTGTTGATAGAGTTGAAATTGTAAATGATTTAATAGATGAAGATACTGCTCAATGGAATCCACGTGGACCAATTCTTTTACCTTTTACTGATGGAACAAATGTAACCTTGGAACAAGGTGGGGCGTCTAATTTTAAGGGTTGGTATGATACTTGGAGAAATAATAGACTTAGAGTATTAAATAATGTTGAAGGAATAACTACTCAAGCAGGTATCATTAGAAATGATTTAGCTATATATGCTCCTGCTTCTGAAGAATGGAATAAGCCATATAGATCATATGCTTCTTATACACAAAAACAATCATTAAATATTGGAGATACATTTGTAATAGCAAGCGGCACATACACTCCAGTAAATAATTTTGGAAACAGTAAACCTATGAGCATGCAATATTATGCAACTCATAAAAATAATGTTAAAGTTGGTATTCCAGTAACTGGATTTGCTAATACTTATTGGAAGAATGATACTGAAGTAGAAAATCCATATAAAGATTATGTTACTTCTATTGCTCTTCCAGAAGGAACTATTCTTAATGGCCGTGCCATTAAATCAAGAGTATTTGTAAACTTTACTGAAAGAATAAATTCAGCATTTGAAGAAGGCAGCGTTGAATTAATTCAAGATGAATGGATTGATTTAGCTTATAATGTAGGCAGAATTACTGCTACACAAAGAGATACTTATAAGGCCGATGCTGTTAATAACTTAGACAGAAAATTAGAAGCTGCAATTGCTGCTGGAAATCAAGCAGAAATAACTAATATAAATAGATTAAAGTATTGGGATATGAACGGAATGAATCTTGGAGCAACATCTTTTGCTGTTCAAGGCAATATTTCAGATCAGACTGCCAATACTGGTGGTGGTACTCAATCTTCTGCGCCAAGATCTAGTTCTAACAGAGGAACATTGGCTCCAGAAAACTTCAGCCCAACAGCTGGCGCTTCATGGGGCGGCGCATTATGGTTCAAGTTTGAGTGGTTCTGGAAATATCCTATGATGAGAATTGAAGTACCATCAATGCTTACTCGTGGATTTAGATGGCTATCTAAGAGAATTGAAGATGATGGAATTGTAAATAGAACAAATGCTTCAACTGCTGTTGCTGATATGATTATGCCAGTAGTGGTAGGAGATAAGGATAGAACAGTATACGCTCAGCCAGCATTTGCTGGAGCTAATTTAGTTCATGCTCCTGGATATGCTTTGACAAATGTTACAAATACTTCGCTTCCGTTATTTGCTGAAGCAAAGTTTGGAGATTTCGTAAAGAATATAAGAGCAGATATAATGGCTGCTGAAGCAAGATTAAGAACAAATATTGTTACCACTGCTGTGGAAACAGATCAGGTCGTGCTCTACATTGACCATGTAGATCCGATACTTTATATTAGAGAGGACATAATCAAATGATAAGTCAATATTGGGTAGATCAAATACCTAACCGTCCACTATCAATTCAGGTAAAAGACCAGAGCGGTGGAGATATGAGTCTCTCTGGATATACTACAATTACCGCTAGATTGTTAGGGACATATAACGAAGAAATAGATTTAACAGGAGCAGTCATAAATGATTCTGCAAAAGATGTTGGTAAGATAGCTTTTATCTGGCCAACAACCAGAACATTATTTGAGTATCCTGGAGACTATGTATTCCAATTAAAATTAGAAGGAACTGGTAAGCGAGACTTTACCAGCACTCACATTTTCCGTGTGCGTGAATTAGGGAAGGTGAGATAATGTTAAGCACAGTAAATAGCGTAAGAGAATATACTGGCTATGAAGTTACTCTTGAATTAATTAAAAGAGCTCAATCCATCATAGAAATTTATATTGGCAAGGATGAAATAGATATTGAAAATCCTTCTGATTTATTATTACTAGATAAAATGGTTGCATATCAAACCGCCTACATGCTTGAAAATGAAGATTTAGTATTTAAACAAATCGCATCTAATAGCGTAAGTTCGGGCGGAACAGTTCAGAATTTTAATACTAATATGAATGCTCCATATATAGCACCATTGGCAGTATTATCAGCAAAAGGATTATCATTTAAGAAATCCCGCAGCTTTAGAACTGGGAAGATGTTCCAATTCCCTAAGATTACTAAGTGGAGAAATATCTAATGAAAACAAATTTGACAAAGCAATACCCTTTTACTGGAGATTACTATAGCTATTCAGTTATTACTAATCCAAATGATCCAGATCAAACTTCAAGGGTTTATACAACAATACCTACAAAGGTTAAAATGGCTTTGTCTATAAATTTATTAGGTGAATTAGTAATTGATTCGCCCACCAAAATGCAATTAGATGGAAAATTAAAAAATGTTGTAGATAAAAATG